GCAGGCGAGGCCTATATCGGTGATATTATTAGCCCAATCAAGGGAAACCGGGCTGTGTCTAGGGTGTTAAAAGCAATCGAACGTCAGCTTGAAACGGCTATTTTCGAAAAATGCGCGATCGATTATCCGCTGGATCCAATCATCAAGAATTATGATATGCGGATCCTGATGGATGAGCAATCCCAAGCTTTGAATAGGGGCGACGGCGACTTTGATACTGGCGAGCCACTAGGCGTGATCCTACAATTCTGGACCCCGGAACAGGCTCATGAGCAGTTTTTCCACATGTACGGAAAACTAAAGGCGGCTGCCATGGAAGACCTTCCGGAAGCCGCGTAACACCAATCACTTTTTGAGCAGGGTTCACCGGGCGCGATGCGTGCCCGGACCGTTCCTTGCGCCCGGACGGGGGAGAAATATGAAACTGACACCAGACGAAATTCAGGTTCTTTTTGCATTTGATAATGTTGAATACTACTCAAATTTTAAATGCTTATCAGCTGTAACCGGGCTTCCGATCGATACCGTTCGGGCAGCATGTCGATCTTTAAAAGAAAAAGGATATGCGTGTTTCAGCAGGGGCTTATTTACCGAAGATGGTGAAGTGGCTGGATCCGGTTACGGGCGCACCATGAAAGGTCATGAGCTGCAGAGCGGAGTTGCCAATCTTACAACAGGAACCAGCATTGAAGTGTCCTCGCTGACAAAGGAGCAGTTCGAAATGCTGGTTCATTACTGCGCAGAGGGGCGAGGATATCGTTTAGGCTTCACGGTAAAAACCTATGAGGAGCGCCTTGGCTTTTTCCTGACAATCGAAAAGTACTCTAATTTGTCCGGCAAATTCTTGCAGTGCACGCTAGAGCCTCACCAATATCTGATCACCTTTGATCAATTGAGTCCACACTTTCGCCGAGAAATGAGGGATTTCTGCGATGCGAAGGTTTCCGCATGAGCAGTTCAGAAAACACAGAAGAACTGCTCAGCCTGATCGCCCGGGTAGAGAATTTAAACCAGGAAATCAAAAATCTGCAATTCGACCGCAGGGAGGTTTTTTCAGAAGCGAAAGCGCGTGGATATCATCTCCCCGCTCTGAAACGGCTTATCCAGATCCGGGCGATGGACAAAAGTAAATACCAGGAAGATGAGGCAATCCTCGCGCTTTATCAGGACGCTGTGGAGCAAGCGTTGGGCAATGTTCATGGAGAATTGGAATGGGGCTGATCGTCGATAACTTTGCAGGCGGGGGTGGGGCGTCTACTGGCATTGAAATGGCACTTGGTCGCACCGTGGATATTGCGATCAATCATGACGAAGCGGCTATCGCCATGCATAAAGCCAACCATCCAACCGCAATTCACTACTGTCAGTCCGTGTGGCGTGCGGATCCAGTCGATGTTACGCAAGGCCAGCCTGTAGACCTTGCATGGTTCTCCCCTGACTGCACGCACTTTTCAAAAGCGAGGGGCGGTAAACCGCGCAAAAAGCATATTCGGGATCTGGCTTGGGTCGTGGTCCTTTGGGCGCAACGCGTAAAACCAGATCTGATATTTCTTGAAAATGTTTCAGAATGGCTGAACTGGGGGCCGCTAGACAAATATGGTCGCCCGATCAAAGAGCGTGAGGGAGAGACGTTCCGTAAATGGCTAAGGGCCATGAAAAGGGCAGGTTATACCGTCGAGTGGCAGGTACTAAAAGGCTGTGACTTTGGTGATCCAACGATCCGTAAGCGCCTTTTCCTGATTGCTCGCAGAGATAACCAGCCAATTGTTTGGCCAGCACCAACGCACGCGCCCAAAGGGCATGGGGTAAAACGGCATAGAACATCTGCGGAAATTATGGACTTTTCGATACCCGCACCATCCATTTTTTCCCGAAAAAAGGAACTTGCCGAAAACTCAAAAAGACGAATTGCGCGCGGAACCAGGCGCTTCGTTCTTGAGGCAGAGGAACCTTTTATTGTTGTTTGTAATCACGGCGGTGACGGGTTTAGAGGACAGGACTTGAAAGAGCCTCTCCATACAGTGACTGCATCTCGCGATGCAACTGGTTTGGTCATACCGTTCGTAAAGCATGTGCAGCATTCAAGCGCCAAAAATGGAACCATGTCAGCAGAAGAGCCATTGCGTACAGTGACGGCTCATCCAAAAGGGGGAGGCATGGGACTTGTTTCTGCTTTTGTCGCGAAACACTATGGTGGTGTAACTGGAACTGATATCCGAAACCCCTTCCCAACCATCACCACCCGCGGTACTCAGAATGTGATCGTCGCCGCTCACCTTGAAAGGCAATTCGGCAAAAGTAGTGGCTCTGATATTAATGAGCCGATGCCAACCATTATGCCTGGCGGATCCGGTAAAACAGCATTGGCAACAAGTCACCTGATCAAATTGCGAGGCACCTGCAAAGATGGTCAGCCCTTAGAGGAACCGTGCCCGACCGTTACAGCTGGAGGGCTTCATGTTGGTGAGGTGAGGGGCTGTTTGATAAAGTATTCCAGCACTAGTGAACCTTCTCGGTCGTCGCTCTCGCTTCCCCACATTGTTCCGTCCAAAGGTTCGTCTGACTTCATCCGCGCTCTGACCGAAATTCCCGCATGCCTAACTGAAGAGCAGCGCTATAACGCTTGGTGGGTCACTCGCTTTCTGGAAGATTATGAGGCGATACCAAAGGCGGAAGAATTCACCGAGCGCCCAAGCTTTATTGTGCTTGGCGATTATATTCTATGGGATATCGGCATGCGTATGCTGACACCTCGAGAGCTGTTCCGCGCGCAAGGGTTTCCAGAAAATTACATCATCGACCCGATCCATAACGGGAAGCGCCTTACGAAGACCGAACAGGTCGCGAAGTGCGGAAATAGCGTGTGCCCAGGCGTTGTTAAAGCGTTGGTCGAGGCGAATTTTCCTGATGAAAAGAGGCTGGCCGCATGAAACACTCTTCCACTCTTAAAGTCCTTGTCGGTTGTGAAACCTCTGGTGTCGTGCGGGAGGCTTTCCTGGAGCGTGGTTTTGACGCTTTCTCCTGCGACCTTCTTCCTGCCGATGCGCCGACCAATCGCCATATTCAGGACGATTTACTTAAGGTTATGAGGTCGGAGCGATGGGATCTGATGGCGGTGATGCATCCGCCTTGCACTCGTCTGTGCAACTCTGGTGTGCGGTGGCTGAAAAAACCACCGACCGGCAAAACACTGGATCAGATGTGGAAAGAACTGGAGGAGGGCGCGCGGTTTTTTAGTGAATGTCTGAACGCTGATATTCCTCATATCGCGATCGAAAATCCGGTGATGCACAAACACGCTAAAGCGCGGATTAAAGGTTTCTTTGATTTCTCCCAATCTGTACAGCCGTGGCATTTTGCTATGGAAGAGGCAGGACCGGATAACGCCAAAAAGCGCACCTGCCTTTGGCTCAAGAACCTGCCTAACCTTGTCCCTACAGGCATCCTGGATGGATCAACTGCTCGCGCTGAGGTTCATACTGCTTCCCGCACGAAAGACCGTTGGAAGATCCGCAGCAAAACCTACCCCGGCATTGCTGGCGCTATGGCAGAACAATGGGGAAATTATCTCATTAAGCAATCTGTACGGGAGGCAGCGTGATGGTCTCGCTAAACAGCCACATCGGTCTGGACCGCATGGGCTTGATCTCGAAAATCTCTTTTAAATTCCGGAAATTTGTAGACCTCAGCAAGAACTTTCTGCGACTGGACCAAGGTTTCGAAATTCATGATTATCAAATCTTCTATTTTCGCCACGATATCTTTGGTTTCCTTGAGTTGCAGCGCTGCCTTGTTGGCTTTTGCATGCTTGATCGTTCCCTTCCACCTCAAAGTAAAATCCCTGATCATTTCATATGCTATTTCCGTGTTGAGTGCGCCTCGCAGTATTTCGTGATGAAGCCCAAACACGAGATCCGGTTTTTCTGTCCAGTAAATTTTCTTAACCGGATACTGACTGAAGTACAAAAATATGTCGGATATTCGATTTTCCATAGACCGCTCCTTCCCTTCGTCCCTGCCTTCTCGAATTTTCATGACAATAAAATCCGCATGGATCTCCAGGGCTCTGAAAGACGAATAGAGCGCCATTGCTTTTTCGCTGATCAAGTCGGCTTTCTCTTCCTCCTGCCGCGCTTTGGTGCTTCTCACTTGGTATACCACCCCACCCATCGTGATTACACCGGTCGTAATAAGGGCAAGCGTCTGAACATGCGTTTCGTGAACATCTCTGAACGCCAGAAAGATCACAGCGCCAACGATGGACGAAGCGGACAGAAAACCGGCGATATAGCTGAGGCCTGGACCGGGGTTTTTGTTGATTTCCTTGAAAGTCATCGCTCAAACACCCCCCAACATTTCTTTGGGCCAGTAGTAGTGAATTGGGGCCGGGATGTCGATGAACCACCAAATTGTGCTCAAAGACGTAAAGAGAAGAAAGTAACTAACGACCAGCATAGCCATACTGATCCTAAGGTACTGCCATTCGAAATCGATTTCGCGGTTAGACGGCTTCATCACTATGTCTCTTTCCATCTCCAGCAGAAACTTTTTATAACTCAAACGCAGGTAAATGATCCCATATGCGCCACCCAACAGAAAAGCGCCGAGAATGAGTTGAGCCAACACCCACATGACCGGCTCAATCCATCTACTGATGTTGTTAAGGTCAAAAAGAAAATTAACGACCGCAAGAATAAGGACACCATAAGCGATCAACATATACTTTGCGCCAAATTGACCGAATTGGCTGATCAGGTCACCGTAGGCCTGAATTTCTTGGGTTATTCTCATTCTTTCCCCCCGGAAATCTGTTTGTCTACACTTTCCGATAGCGTTAACGCGCTGTCTAATCAACATCTGCGTTGTGACTTGACACAAAATCTTCATGGGCGTAACGTTGGGACGTTGCCGCAAAAAACGGCACACGGGATTTGCACCCCGTTGATCTCAAAGGCGTCCAAACCACGCCAGAAATGCGTGGTTTTCTCATTCTTATGGGTCGGGCGTTCAGGGCCGCGTATGCGGGCCGTATCCTTTGAGGCGGTAGTGCAAACCCTGTTCGTTCGGCCCGCCCGAGATTTGCACCTTAGCGAGCCGAGTACATTTAAACTCAGAGGAGGCTCGCATGCCTAACGAACCCGTGTGCGCAAGTATCGATGCGCAAAAACTCTTTCTTCAATATCTGGATTGGGAACGGCAGAATGTTGCCGACAGTCTTGGATATCGGTTTCAGGGGCGGATCCTGATCCCGGAAATGGTGCCGGCCACTCATTTCAGCACGAACCTTTCAGAAAACTGCTTTTCCGTTCTGGGCGCTGTCTGTCTGCCCGTGATAGAGGGGAGGGCGGCACAATGAGACTACATCTTTCCGTCCCTGAACAAAACGCCCCGGAAACGCAACACCTCGCCCTGCTTCCTCTGGATGACGAACGCGCATGGATGCGGCGGATCCATCTTTATTACAATCTGTATGGTCGCGATGGTGCGCGGTGGATGCTGGAACAATCCCCGCTACCCACCCCGCCAGAAGGATTTAAGCCTGAAAAATCCTATTGCAGCGTATCGCAATTCGTTGATGACAAGCTTGAAAACGTGGAGGACGGCGAGCTTTCCGCCTCAGCGATTTACACAGCCTATGACCATTGGTGCAAGAACCTGGAAGTCACCCCGGAAACGCAAGCCCATGTCGGGCGCGTTCTGCAGCGGTTGGGGATCCAGAAAAAGAAATACGGAACAATCCGATATATGGGAGTGAGGTTAGCAGCATGAAAATCCTACACAAGATCTCAGACAAAACCCTTTTTGAACTCGAAACGGACAACATGAAAGACTGCCTTCATGCGGCAATCAAAGCCAACACAAATCTTGTGGGCGCAAACCTTGCGGGTGTAGACCTTCGGGAAGCTGATCTTTTGGGCGCTGATCTTCGGGACGCAGATCTTGTAGACACAAACCTTGGCGGCGCTAACCTTGGCGGCGCAAATCTTGGCGGAGCAAACCTTGAGGACGCATACCTTGGGGGCGCATACCTTGCGGGTGCCGACCTTGGTGGCACAAACCTTCGGGGCGCAGATCTTGGGGACGCGTACCTTGAGCACGCTAAGAATATTCTCTCGTTTGGTCCCTGTATCGACGGTTGGTTATTCTACGCCGTTCCGCTTAAGGGTGATCTGATGATCATGGCGGGCTGCCGCTGGTTTTCACTCGAAGAGGCAAGAAAGCACTGGCAGGAAACCAGAGCAGGGACAGATATCGGGTTGCAGCGCCTTCGAATTCTGGATTTTCTGGAAACAGAAGCCAAAATGCTTGGTTGGCTTAATAAAGAACCCGTAAAAGAGGTGACCGTATGACAATCACCATTTTACAGGGCGACAGTCTTGAGCGGCTGCAGGCCATGGATAGTGATAGTGTTGATTGCGTTGTCACCAGCCCGCCCTATTGGGGGCTTCGGGATTATGGTGTGGTTGGCCAAATGGGACTGGAACCTTCATTAAAGGAACATCTGGACGCCATGGTGATCCTGTTTCGGGAGGTTCGGCGGGTCCTGAAACCTTCCGGCACCTGCTGGGTGAACTATGGGGATTGTTATGCATCCCATCCCAACGGCCGCCCGGCAGCGCTTGTTGAAAATGATGATCGCAAATTCTGCGATAAACCCTTTTCAACGGTCGGGCCGATCGATAGGACAAAGAGAAATTCTAAAAGATGGGGTGGTGGCAAAAATCCTGCTTCAGGTACATTAAAACCAAAAGACCTCTGCATGGTCCCCAATCGTCTGGCGATCGCGCTGCAGGATGATGGCTGGTGGATCCGGTCAGAGATTATCTGGTCCAAACCCAACCCAATGCCTGACTCCGCCAAAGATAGACCCGCTGTCGCGCATGAGAAAATATTCCTGCTGACCAAGTCCTCCAAATACTTTTATGACGCTGAAGCGGTACGACAGCCGAGCAAAAAAACACCGAAAAAACAAAAAGTACCAGACGGATGGGATACCCTCGCCGGTGCCCATGGTTCGGTTCATAGAGCAGGTCGAAACAAAGAGAGTAAACAGGACAAGCAGCGTGGACACAGCAGGCGACATGCAGGGTTTAATGATCGCTGGGATCAGATGACCAAGGAAGAGCAGACTGCAAATGGGCACAATCTGCGCAATGTTTGGGAAGTGGCTACCCGACGATTTGAGGGCGCTCACTTCGCAACGTTTCCGATGGCGATCCCGTTGCAGTGTATTCGCGCGGGATGCCCGCAAGACGGCGTTGTTCTGGATATTTTTGGCGGGGCAGGGACCACGTGCCTTGCTGCCCATTATCTGGGTCGGGACTCTATCATGATTGAACTGAACCCTGAATATATCGAAATCGCTGAAAACCGTTTCAGGGATGCGGATAGCCTGACCCTTGATTTAAAGAAGGTAGCGTAAAAATATGTCGGAAGATGATATTAAAAAAGCTGTTGAAGGCGCGGAAATCATCGATTTTGTCCAAAAACGGGAAGAGGTGACCGCTGGCAAACTGGATGAAGAATTAAGCCGCCTCGATAACAACGATTATGGCAATGGCCAGCGGCTAATCCGACGGTATGGTGATCGCCTGACCTATGTCTTTGGGCGCGGCTGGTATGTGTGGGACGGGAAGAGATGGCAGCTGGACCAGGAAAGCCTTCGCGCCCGATCTCTGGCCCACAAAACGGCCTTGGCGATCAAAAAAGAGGCGGCGACAATGGACCCTCGAAAGATGATCGAAGAGGCCCAGGAAAAAGCCATGAAAACTGGTAAAATAGTGGATTATGAAGGGATCCACAAAGCGGTGGAGGCTCAAAGAAAGTGGGCATCCTCCTCGGGTAGTCAGGCACGGGCAAGCGCCATGTTGACAGAAGCTGCACCTTATATTTGCGCGTCTGTCGATGATCTGGACGCGGATGATTATCTGATCACTGTTGAAAATGGAACGATTGAGCTGAAATCAGCGGGGATGGAGAAAAAGGGCTACATTCGGTTGCGTGAACATGATCAGGCCGATCGTATTACCGCCAAGATGTCCGTAGTGTATGACGCGGACGTAGACGCACCCCTTTGGCGGAAATTCCTGCATCGCATCCTTCCTGATGAAGACGTCCGGTTGTTCGTTCAGCGTTACTTCGGTTATATCCTTACAGGTGATCAGGGGGAACAGTGTCTCTGTCTGTTTTACGGCGGCGGTGCGAACGGTAAATCCACCTTGATGGATGTTATCGCCGAAATCATGGCCGATTACACAAAAACCCTTCCCTTTGCCAGTCTGCTGCACAACGATAATCAACGGGGATCTGAGGCGTCGCCGGATCTGGCACGCCTTCCAGGTGCGCGCTATGTGCAGGCGTCAGAGCCCGACGCGGGCGTACGGTTTTCTGAAAGCCTGATCAAAACAGTGACCGGCGGGGAGAAAATCACAACCCGGATGCTGAATAAAGATTTCTTTGAATTTCGCCCACAGTTCAAGCTGGTTCTGGCCTTCAATAATCGGCCTGGAATTCGCGGCGCAGATCACGGGATCTGGCGGCGGATCAAAATGGTGCCGTTTGAGGTATCGATCCCGGAAGAAGAACGCGATCCGGATTTGAAGGAAAAACTGCTCAAGGAAAAAAGCGGTATCCTGAACTGGATGCTGGACGGATATCGCATGTGGCGGGATATGGGCCTTGCAGCGCCCACCGCCATCACGGAAGCGACTGAAGAGTATAAGGATGAACAAAACCCTCTAGGTGTCTTTGTGCGGGATTGTTTGATCCGTGCAAAAGGGCAGCGCATCGCGGCGACAGAGCTTTACAATATCTATGTGCTTTGGTGCAAAGAAAACAGCCGTACAGAAATGACAAACAACCTTTTTGGCCGCTTATTGCCAGAGCAGGGGGTCGATAAAATCAAATACGGAAAAATCTTCTATGACAATGTGATGTTATCGTCGCTTGCCGAAGAGTTAAGAGCCCCTGCAGGGGGTGAAAATAATGAAGTTTAGCGTTGGAGGATTTGGCGTTCAGGCGGCGATGTTGTTCGCGATTTTTTGGCCAAAGAACAATCTTCAGTACCAGTTCGCTTGCCCGATCCTACAAATTGGAGGATCAAACCTCCAAAACAGATCAAAATATCCAAAAGTTAAAATGCTGATTTTATTCAATTTTTTAAGTGTCTTTGGAGGTTTGGAGGATTTGGAGGAAAATCCCTATGAAATTATTTTTAAGAACAGAATGAAAAATCCTGAAGTAGGGGGAAATCCTCCAAAAGCTCCAAACCTCCAAAATCCTCCAAAACCAGGAACAGGGGAACAGGCGTGAAAGAAGTCATCGAAATAGAAAAATTACTGCATTGGACCTATCAGCGTCAGAAGGCCCATATCCTCGCGACGAAAGGGGTGGGTTTGCATAAGATTGAGGCCCGGGCGGGCGGGTATGACGTTCGCGATATATCGGGCGATGGCTGTGCGGCGGTCGAATGGTTTGGTCATCTGGGTGTTCAGGTCGATGCCAAGGGCAGGGATCGGGGGGATATCCACCCGGATGCGGAAGCGGTGCATGAGGCTGTCAGCCTGTTTAAGGCGGTGGATCGTGCCCAGGTCATAGAATACGAACTGTCAGGATGCCGCCCTGATCCCATGGACGGGATAAAGCCCGAAATTGCGCCGATGCTGAACGGGAAGGGAAAACCCGCCATGATATGGGATGATAACCGCAATGCCATTGGTTGTAAGCTGGTGGTCGTTCGGTGGCAGGAACAAATAGACCAGGCCCGCAGACAGCATGACAGCTGGATCAGCTGCCTTGAGGCTCTGGTCGAATATTTCGAAAAATACCCGGATGCCTTGGAAAGTTACCTGCCCGTTTGTTCAATGAGTGCGGGGGAATAATCCCATTAAAAGTAAAAAAATAAAATATAGTTGGGAAAAATCCCTTGACCTTACGAAACCGACTTGACATAGTACCCAAATCCTAGACGTGCGCCTGAAGAAAACGGGCATAGCTGACGGGCATTTACATTTATCTCCCAGTTAGACTTCGCCGCTCCTGACCTGTCTCAGGGGCGGTTTTTTTTGGGACATACAATATGGAGACCCCCCATGAAGAAAATCATTCTCTAGAACTTCGATATGTTGCGCCAGAGGCTGCCGGTGGGCGGCTGAAAATCTGGCCGGAAATTGGAGAGGTGGAGCTGGATGGGAAGACCTATTACCTGACCAAACAGCTCACTCTTTTTCTTGAGGTTCTGGCAACCCGGATGCCCAGGGTTGTCCCGTATGAACATCTGATCACTCAGGTTTGGGGGCATGATCTGGATAGTGCGGCAACGCAGGTTGATGTGACCAATGCGGCGGCACGTTTGCGTAAGAAATTTCAATTTTCCTCGCTGCAAGTATCGGTGCGGTGGGGCTTCGGTTTTTCCCTTTCCTTGGGTGAGGATTGATCCTATGGCACTGCTAAAAGTTCAACTTGCCAACAACCAGCACAGTTTTAGCGGAACTGCGGAAGAAGAAGCTGCCGAACGGCTTGCAAGTGGCGATGTAGTTGAAGTCTTGTCAGACCGATCCGATGTTGGGTTTCGTGAATATAAAAAAGCGTGGATTGCTACGGGACGCGCGGCAGAAGACTTCCCCATGAACTTCGTTCTGGTGGAAGTGGTCGATATGACAGACGAAGAGGCGGGGGAACTGATCAAATCCTATCCCGATCCCGCAGACCCGGACTGTCCGATGGATGCGGAAGGGTATCCGATCATTGAATATCAGAGACGCTGGGGTTTTGTGGCCAGCGGCATTGCTCCGGACCGGCAGGCCCAGTTGCTGCAGAGTGGAGAATTGGTTACCACTCGCGCGCTGTTGTCGGCTGCGATCATAGATAAGGTTGGGGAGTTGTCCCTGTAATGCCCACCGAAATTATTTACAACGTCGCGGATGCTGATCCGTGGTCAGCCGGTGAAAACCTTCAAGTTGGTGATCGCCGGGTAACGGCGGCCAGCCAGTTTATAGAGGTGACGGTTGCCGGAACAACCGGAGGTGCCGCCCCGAATTTTACGGGCCAAGAGCAGGCCATTCTGGTGGATGGGACGGTTAGCTGGCGTTTCCTGTGTGAGCGGGATTATGGCTCACTATCCGGGTTTTTGGCTGACATCGGCGTTGGTCTGAACGGCAATATCGTCACGAATGATGAAACCTGGAAAGTGCATATCTGGCGCAAGCCGGGCGGGTACATCTACACTGGTGGCTCGACCAGCCTCAGCATGCCTGAAAGCTGCACAGCAACAAACAAAGTGATTATTGAGCCTGCGCCGGGGGAAAGCATCTGGGAAGGGATTAATCGCGGGGTTGATCCGGTCCGGTATAATCCGGATTACGGTGTCGCAATCGATGTTAATAATATCGGCTATGCGTTCAAATTCGGTTCAGGATCTGGTCATTGCATCTTTCGCAATATCCAGTTCAGGCAATCCAATTACAATGCCTATGGCATCGACAATCAGGTCAGCAATGCAATTGCCGAGGGCTGCCTGGGAGAAACCGCGACCAATATCAGTTCCAGTAGGACAACCTATCGTTTGCAGCGCGGTATCGTTCGAAACTGCATCGCGATTATCCGGGCAACAGGCGCGCATACTGCTTACCTTTGCACCTGGGCATCGACGCTTGCGAATTGTCTTACAGTATTCGCGGGCACGACACCGCATGTCGATCAGGTTGGTTTTGGGCTTTATCATAGTGGCCTAACTTGTGTGAATTGCGTTTCTGTGAATTGTGGCAGAGACTTTTCGGGCAACACGCCCAGCGGCGATAAGTTTGGGAACATCTCTTCAGATGAACGAGCGGGAGAAAAGTTTGCAGGGGCAGCGGATACAATTTCAAACGCTGTGAACCTCGTAACAGATTACAGCTCAGCAGGTGTTGATTGTCAGCCACCGGATGGCAGCCCTGTTTTCACGGACAGTACTGCCGAAAGTGTTTCTGATACTTACAGAACGGTTGCGGATGTTTTCGGGCAAGTGCGCGGGCTTGACGATGGAACAGCTTATCGCGGGCCGATTTGTAGCCTTGCGGCGGTGCCGGATTACTCCTTGGTGGTGAATAACGTGGCGTTCGCCTCCGTTGTTGAAGCGGTCAATTTGGCAAAAAGCGCACCAATAGATCCGGATGACGCAATCCTTGGGATGGTGCTTGAGGATGTGGTGACCTATGCAGAGGCCTCCGCCGATGTGGATGACCTGGCGTTCGCCTCTATGGTTGAGGCGGTGGAGATGTCTGCCTCTCGACCTGTCGTGGTTGGGGATACCACCCTTGGAATAACGGTTGAAGGTGTAACCATAAGCGCATCCTCTGCTTTGTCTGTTTCTGACGTGCTGGCACAGATGACAGCCGAACATGTGCAGATGTCCGGTCTGATGTCCGTTCAGGTGATGGATGCGCGCCTTGGAATGGTCACTGATAGTGTGAATTTACAGGCGGAAACGGGCGTCAATGTTGATGACGTCACGCTTCAGATGAAAACAGAAAGCTGCACGATACAGGGTGAAATTTCCCTGCTGGTGAGTGATGCTACGCTTGGTAGTCGGCTTGAACATGTGGGTATCATTGGGGAGGGTGGTGTCTTGCCCTCTGATGTCAGCCTGCATATGCGTGCGGATCCGGTGCAGCTTTCAATGACGTCAGCGCTCAGCGTCGATGATGTCAGTCTCAATATGGCGATTGAGGAGGCAGGCCTGTCTGTTGACGGGCAGATCACTATTCATAATGCCCGCCTTGGCGCTGTGATAGAGGAAATCGGGCTCACGGGTGCGCGTGCGGTACAGATTGACAGTTTAACCCTGCGCCCGATGGTCGGGTCGGTGATGATGGTTTCGGGTTTCCTGGACCTGCCGTCCCGACCCGGCGTTTCATTCCTGATCGACACCCGGTCGATCAGCATTGTTGAGGATACCAGAAAGGTATCCATAGGAGGGTAACCGTGAGGGTTAAAATTCTGGAAGAGAAGATCCTTGAAGAGCGAGAGGCCTTTTTTAAGGATGAAATTCGTGTGGTATCAGACGAAATGGGCGCGCGTTGGTGTGCGAATGGATGGGCAGAAGATCTGGATGGTGCAGTGCCAACTGGCGATCGCATTAATCGCGGGCAGGAGCTTGTGGTTGATCCCGCTAAACTCATTCCTGCAGCAGGAGAATAAGCTATGGGCGTACATGCAAGCCAAGGTATCCTGGATGCCCCGTTGATCAAGGTAGCAGAAAGTAACCGGATCACTCTGTTGAGCGCTGAACCAACTTCTATTGCCGAGGTTGTGTCTCTCGCTCTTGGTAGCCTGGCGATGACACCGGGTTCCGGGAATGGGGATTTCAATATCCTTGCGGGTGATGTGTCTGGGCGGAAACTCAGGACGCTGGCACAGAACATTCCTGTAACAGTATCCGGTACAAGTAATCACGTTGCAATTGACAACGGAGTGGATTTCTTTGTCACTACAGCACAGTCAAAGAGTTGGACTAACGGTGACACAGCTCAGGCCACAGCCTTTGACTTTGAGAACCCGGATCCGGTGGCTGCTTAATGTCTACTGGTACTGTTTATAATGGGCATGACAATGTTGTGCCCATACTGCTTACCGATGAAGGTGAACCGGCTAACCTCCGTAATATGACCAAGGTTCAGGTGATGCTGGCGGGGCAGTCTTTTGATAGTGATGTTAATCCAGCGATGTTCGATCTGGCAGCGCGGGAGGATGGGATCATCGGGCTAAAGTTTGGCGCTGCTGAACTACCGGCGGATGATCATCCGATGCGGGTTGTGGTGTTTGATAACGCCAATCCGAAGGGCATCGTCTGGCTTCACGAACGGGACGCGGTCAAGCGCAACCTGCGGGTCGTCAGCTCCGACCCTCAGTAGCCAGCGGGTCCTTCCCAGCCCCTCGCCGCGCTCACGGGTGGCGAAGGCGCGGTACGTGTAAAATTTTTGGGGTTTTGCTCACTTGGTGTTTTTGTTTTTGTTTTTGTTTCAACGGGTTAAGAGGTTTTCCCTACATTGAAACTTAAACTTTCGAGGTGTTTTTTCTTTTTCCCTGCGGTGAAATTTCATGTCTGAAGAAAGTATCTGGTTAAACGAGGATGGATCGAAAATTCTTTCCAACCTTGCGGATACTGCCCGGGCCTTGGGGATTACCAATCCAACGATGCAGACCTGGATCCGCGATGGTTGCCCATGCGAACAGACCGGGGGTAACGGTCGCGCCTATCAGTTTTTTGTGCCGGACGTAAAGAAGTGGCGTGCGCGAAAGGATGTAGAGCTTCAGGAAGAAGAGGCAAAGCGGCAGGCTGCAATCCAGTATGAACAGCTCAGTCTTGATACTGGAGCGGGCGCGGATGAAACGGTTATTTCGGCAAAAGCGCGTCAGGAATTTTATGTTGCGGAACATCACCGCTCAAAAGTCGAGGAGCAGCGCGGAACTCTGGTTCAGGCCTACCTGGTTGAGGCTCAGTTTAGCAAGGTCTTTAAGTACCTATCGGACAACCTGCAGGGGCTTCCCGACAGGTTGCAGCGTCAGATTGGTTTGGTCCCTGCCCAGGTTACTGAGGTGACTTCTATTGTCGATGAAATTCAGCATCAGCTAGCAGGTATGCTGTGCGATCCAAACAAGTTACAGAATGAAAACACAGAAGGAGATCATTGAAGAGTTATTCCCGGTTGTACCGCTACCGGATTTTATCAAGCCGTGGGAAGTGCGGGCAAAAGCTGCTGAAATCTTGCGTCCGCCTAAACGGATGCCGGTTCATGAGGCTGCTGAAAAGTTCCGGTTTGTAAATAATCCCGGTGGTTATGTCGGGCCTTGGACCAACAAAACGGCACCGGCAATGGTTGAGCCCATGGAGATGGTGACGGATCGTAATTTTGATCGTGTTGTCTTTTGCGGACCTGCTCAGTCACTAAAAACTGAATGGCTCGTTCTAAGCCCGTTCGTTCATGGGATCACATGCGATCCTTTGACAACGGCGGTATTCCAGACAACTAAGGCGGAGGCGCGTAAGTTCAGCAGGGGCAGGATCACGAATTTAATACAGGACTGTCCTGAAGTCGCGAAAAGGCTTAGCCCGAACCGTAGTGATAACAACGTGCATGATAAGCGGTTTCGGGGCATGGATCTTCTGCTTGGTTGGCCGACCATCAATCAGCTGTCGGGCACTCCGATCCCTCGGGTTATTTTCACCGATTACGATCGGATGGACGAGGATATTGGCAGTGAAGGTGAGCCTTTTGACCTTGGTCATAAGCGTGGTCAAAGTTTCGGATCCCGAAGGGTAACGATCGCGGAAAGTTCGCCTGGTCGCCCAATTCTGAAAGCAGGGTGGGAAGTACCAGCAAATGCGCCACATGAGGCACCGCCAACAACGGGTATTTTGGCGCTTTATAATCGTGGTGACAGGCGTCGCCGGTATTGGTTTTGTCCGGAATGCGACCACCCGTTTGAGCCGAGGTTTAATCTTTTAAGATATGACGATCCTGCTCTGGTGGGTATCGAAGAGGCGGCGCAATCTACCGCTCTGGTCTGCCCATCTTGTGGTGGCTGGATGGAGCATAATTCCAAGAACCAGATGGACCGTGATGGTGTCTGGCTTAAGGAAGGGCAAACGACAGACGCAACAAGAGAAATTTTTGGTGAAGGGAAGAAATCCAAGATCGCCAGTTTTTGGCTATCGGGCGTAGCGGCAGCGCTTTCCACGTGGGAAGAGCTGGTCCGTAACTTCTTGCTGGCTGAGGAGGAATACGAGCGCACCGGTTCAGAGGATATGCTGAAAACCACCTTGAATGTGGATCAGGCAGAACCATGGCTTTCAAAAGCGCTGCAAGACATTACGGTTTTAAATGCTGATACCCTGAAGGAAAGAGCCAAGAAAGAGACTTACAGCCTGCGAGAAATACCGGAAGGGGTCCATTTTCTGACAGCATCTGTTGACGTTCAGCAAAACCGCTTCGAAGTGAAAGTTGAGGGGTGGGGCTCTAACGGAGAGAACTGGACTATTGATTATTTCCAGATCTTTAAATCTGAAGACGGAGAGCGCGCGATTGATCCTGCGCTTTATTCAGAAGACTGGGACCAGTTAGTCGATGAGGTGGTTAAGAAGGTTTATCCGTTTGAAAATGATCCTTCGCAAGGAATGACAATCCTGATTACCGGGATCGACATGCATGGCGTTCCAGGTGCGTCTGCTCAAGCCTATGAGTTTTGGCGTCGAGCCAAGAGAAAAGGTTATGGGTCGCGGATCCGGTTGCTTCGCGGTGATAAATTCCTGAAGGATCTTCGGTTCAGGGAAACCTATCCGGATAGCCAAAGAAAGGATCGCAAGGCAGGGGCGCGGGGAGAGGTTCCTGTTCTCGGTCTCAATTCGAACCGCTTGAAGGATGAGGTTTTCACAAGCCTTCGAAAAGAGGAGCCGGGGGCAGGGTATCGGCACCATTCTCGGGAACTGATTTCGAAACTGCCGCACTCCTTCTTCGACCAGATGGTCGCGGAAGAACGAAAGGATGGCAAGTGGAATAAGGTCGCTTCTCGAAATGAAGTGTTCGACCTTTCTTACTATTGCCGCGCTCTTTGGGCGTACAAAAATGCTCATAAAATTGATTGGGATAAGACCTTGCCAGCGTTCGCCAAGCTGGACAGCTCAAACCCTCATATCGTCAACATCGAACGGGATGAAGACGGGAATATTCGAGCTGAGAAAAAAGTGGTGAAACGAGACCTAACAAGCTTGTTGGCATAATCATGACAGACATTGAAATTTTGAAGAAGCGCCTCGCGGAAGCAGAGGACGCAAGGCACTCCCTTATGGTCGGAAAGTCTGCCGTATCTGTCACCAGTGATGGTGACACGGTTCAGTATACCCGGGCCTCATTGCCTCGGCTGGACGCCTATATCCGCGATCTGAAATCTCAGCTGGGAATGTCTTCAGGAAGAGATGCAAAAAGGATTTACTTCGGATGACAGATGTTAAACTTCTTGATGCAGACGGAAACCCTTTAGCTTCTACAAAAAAGTCGATGGTTGCCCATAGCGCCGCTGATCGGAACAGTCAGGAGTTGGCTTCCTGGATACCTAGAAGCAAAAGCGCTGATGGTGCCTGGCTCCCGGACCGTGATTTGGCTGTGTCCCGAATTCAGGACCTTGCGCGAAATGACGGCTGGGCAAGCGGCGCGCTGAGAACCAAACTGATTAATGTTCTGGGCTCTCGCATGAAATTGCAGGTGCGTCCGGACTACCGGGCGCTTGGATTGGATTATGAATGGTCTGTTGAATGGTCGCGGGATGTGGAAGCGAGGTTCGCAAATTATGCTGAGGATCCTGACTACCATTGCGATATTCGTCAACTTCAGTCTGTCTATGGCATCGTGCAAACGGCCTTTTGTGATTTCCTGACCTCTGGGGATGCGATTGCTCTTGCGCATTGGCTTCCAAGAAATGGCGGGCAATTTGCGACGACGTTTCAAGGGGTGGATGCTGACCGCCTTTCAAATCCGCATGAGAAGCGAGATACTGAACACCTAAAAGGCGGCATTGAAACTGATCGTTTTGGAAGGCCGGCTTATTATCATTTTCGCAACGCGCATCCGGGTGATCGGATGGTATCGCGAAATTCCTATTCGTGGAGCAAGGTCAGCCGGAAAACCAAGTTTGGCAGGTTGAAAGTTATCCATTACTTCAGGCATGAGCGTCCAGGTCAAACCCGTGGAAAATCGATGTTCACTCCGATCATCGAACGGTTGAAAATGCACACCAAGCACTCCCGGACTGCTTTGCAGGCGGCTGTTTTGAATTGTGTACTGGCGGCCTTCATCGAAAGCCCCGTTGATACCGGCATTATGGGGGAGCTGTTTGAGGGTGGTGAGCATGAGCAGGTTTTGGCCTATCAGGATGGACGGGCAGAGTTTCATAAAAACCGAGGCTTAAAACTGAACGGGGTGCAAGTCCCGCAGTTATTCCCAGGCGAAAAGTTCAGTTTCTCCAGTGTTAGCCATCCGGGTCCGGACTATGCACAGTTTGAACAGGCTGTTCTTAGAAATATCGCTGCCGGTTTGGGTATCAGCTATGAGCAGCTTTCGAATAATTGGTCGGATACAAATTATTCAAGCGCGCGGGCCAGTCTCCTGGAAGCGTGGAAGGTCATGACATTTGAACGCCTGGAATTCTCTCAGCACTTTATCCGCCACATGTACGGGCTCTGGCTTGAAGAGGCGATCTACAAGGGGATTGTTAAATTGCCTGCGACCGCACCGTCTTTTCAGACGGCGAAAGCAGCGTATATGCGGTGCCGGTTAATTGGGCCGCCGAGAGGGTGGGTTGATCCGGTTAAAGAGGCGCAGGCCTCCCAATTACGAATGGAAATCGGGATCAGCTCTCTGGAGCAAGAATGCGCAGAGCAGGGCCTTGATTATGAAGAAGTGCTGGATCAGCGGGCCCGTGAATTGAAGATGCTGAAAGAGAAGGGGTTATCCGCTCCTTCTCGCTTTATTCCGCAAAATGAAACCCAAGAAAACCAGGAGCAAAGCAATGGCCAAACCGGTCGCTGATACTTTTGACACTGAGATCAACTATCCGAATTTGCTAAGTCGAATTGACGGTAAGCCGGTCATGATCACGCCCGCGAAGGCGGAGATCATTATCGGCGCTCTTGTTGGGAGATTGTGGACTAAAGGAGAGCTAACTCGCCCTGAAGGGGAAACGGTTTCTCTAACCGACCTATCAAAGAAGTCCGCATCATTGACCGGCGGGTCGCGCCCAAAAGAAAAGGTGTACCGTGTCGTTGAAGGTATTGCGATTATTCCCGCTACTGGCACGCTGGTGAACAAGAACGGGTTACACCCCTTTTCAGGGATGACCGGTTATGACGGTATTGGCTACAAGCTGCGAGAGGCCCTGAACGATCCGGACGTTATCGGAATTATGCTGGATATCGAAAGTCCGGGCGGGGAGGTCGATGGTTGCTTTGATCTGGCCGATGAGATCCGCGAGGCCAATGCAATCAAACCGGTTTGGGCATCTTTGAGTGATTACGCCTACTCAGCGGCTTATGCACTGGCAAGTCAGTGTTCCCGCATCTTTGTTCCCCGTACTGGAGGGGTGGGGTCAGTTGGTGTCGTCATGACACATGTGGATCATTCCCGCGCCCTGGAGGGAAAGGGTTTAAATATTACCATGATCCATGCGGGTGCCCATAAGGTTGACGGGAACCCTTATGAACCTTTGCCCGAGAACGTGCGAGCTTCACTGCAATCTGGTGTCGATAAGGTCTATGGGATGTTCACTGACCTGGTGTCGAAGGGGCGGAATATTTCCAGTGAAGCAGTACGCGGAACTGAGGCCCAGCTTTATATGGGGCGGGATGGTATTGATGTCGGTTTCGCTGATGAAATCGGCTCCCCAAGACAGGCTTTCCTGAAGTTTAAAGAACATTTGTCTGCCCGGAATTCCGGGCGGTCTTTCGGCGCGAACGCGCAGATGAAAACGTCCAGAAAGGAGAATTCAATGGACAACGATGAAACCACGCAGGATGCCGAAAATACTTCGGTGGATCTGGAGGCTCAAGTTTCTGAAGCCCGGAAAGAGGGCGCGCAGCAGGAACGCAACCGTATTGCGGGGATCCTGACGTGCGAAGAAGCGGACGGGCGCCAAAAGCTGGCCAATTATCTGGCTTTTGAAACCGACGATACTGTCGAAAAAGCAACGGGCGCGCTTGCGGCCTCCCCCAAAGAGGTTGTGGAAACCAAGACAGCACAAATGGATCCGCTTTCCCAGGCCATGGAAACGGAAGAGAATCCGCAAGTTACCGCAAATGGCGGTGACGATAGCGGTGGCGATGATGGGGAAACCAAGTCACGCAACCTTGCGTCTGCCTACAAAAAGGCGGTTGGACAGTAGCCGCCTTTTTTTGATCCTTAACCAATCTAGAACTTCTAAGGCAGGAGAGAATTCATGCCAACTTTGCAAGAGACGGATACCGTCCACACTCCCGATAACCTTCTGGCGGGCGACTTTCCAATTCGTACGGAAACTGTCACCATTAAATCGGGCCAGAACCTCCCCCGTGGCGCTGTCCTCGGCGAAATCACAGTTGAAGAAAAATATATCCACTCACTGGTGGCGGCCAACGATGGGTCTGAAGTTCCGGACGTTATTCTGGTTGAAGCCTGCGACGCAACCGGCGGTGATAAAAAAGCTGAGGTATATATCTCAGGCGACTTCAGCGCTAACCATTTGGAATATGGTGCTGGTCATGATGCAGCGAGTGTTCGCAAGGCCCTCCGCCACAAGCGTCCAATCTTTGTGACAAACACGATCGCGGCTTAACAACCAGATCGCTCTGAAACAGTTTCCTTAAATTTGAATTTCTAAATGGAGTAGCTGATGTCTACTGATATTTATACTACGCGTGAATTGCTGCTTGCTCTTGATGACCTTGAGCGCCCTTCGTCTTTTTTGCTTGATCGATTTTTTCCCCGGGAATTCAACTCTCAAACAGATGTAGTCGACTTTGATCTTGTTGTGAAAGGTCGAAAGCTCGCACCGTTTGTTTCTCCACTTGTGGAGGGCGTTATTCAGGAAAATCGCGGATCACACACCAAGACCTTCCGCCCTGCGTATCTTAAGCCAAAAAACCAGGTGGACCCAAACGTGCCGTTCAAGCGCATGGCCGGGGAGCGAGTTGGGGGTGTGTTGTCCCCTCAAGAACGCTGGGATGCGGCAGTTGCTCAGATCCTTCTGGATCACGATGATTCCATTTTGCGGCGCAAAGAATGGATGGCAATGCAGGTCTTGAAGACCGGGAAAGTGACCGTGGAAGGCAAAGGATATGATCAACAGGTTGTTGATTTTGGCCGCAATGCCTCGCTTACCAAGGTTCTTGCGGGTGCGCAACGCTGGGGTGAAGCGGATGTCGATCCATTGGAAGATATCGAAGATTTCGCTGGTGAAGTTCAATCCTTGTCATCCGGTGCTGTTGTGGATGTGGTTTTTGATCCGAAGGCCTGGAAGCTTGTTCGGAAGAACGAAAAATTCATGAAGCTTCTTGATATCCGCAGACAGCAGTCCGGCTCGGTTGAGCTTGGTCCAATTCAGCGGGGCCAGGGTAATGCTAAAGCCCGATATCTTGGCAGTATTGGTGATTTCGATTTTTGGTGCTATCAGGAAACATATGAAGACGAAAACGGCGATCTTCAGAACCTTATGGATGATTATTCTCTTGTGATGGCTGGCCCTGCTTTGGAAGGGGTGCAAGCGCATGGTGCGATCAAAGATAAAGGTGCTGATTTCCAGGCGCTGTCCATCTATCCGAAGATGTGGCCCCAGGAGGATCCTGCAGGCACTTTTGTTATGTCTCAATCGGCACCACTAGTTGTACCTGGTCGTGTGAATAACAGCTTGCACGCTACTGTTCGGTAACTCCGAAATTTTGACTTAAAGAAACCAATCAGATGGGTGGCTTTGGCCACCTTTTTTTATGGAGAAACTTATGTCCAAGAAAATTTGGATAGTCTCTGATCGCACGTTGGTGGCGACAGAGGAAGGGGAGCGGGCAGAAGTAAGGCCAGGCACCCCTTTTGAAATTGATAAGCAGGAAGGGGAGGAGCTGATTGCTCGTAAACTCGCTCACCCTTCTGCAGCTCCTTCGTCAGACAACGCAGTTAAAGGCCCGCCAAAACCAACCGGCGAGGATCTGATTAAAGCGATTGCGCTTGCGATTGCAGGCCTGGACCCGGAAGAGGATTACACGAAATCGGGTGATCCGAATGTCAGATCCCTGGAGAAACTCCTCGGTTATGACATCTCTGCAGAGGACCGCGATGCGGCTTTTGCACTCTACCAAAACCAACCCGCACTCGATCTTGATAGTGGGGAATAAGCAATGAGTTTCCGCGATCTACTTAGTCAGCAGAAGGACAGGATTTTTGAGGAATTGGGGGAGGATGCTGTTTTGCAGGGTCCTTTCCCTGATTGCGAAATCAGGGTGATGCGGGGCAAGGAGATTGCGGAAAACTCACTGTATGGGCAAGCCACGGAAAGCGATATCGGTCTTTTTCGGATCCGGGTTTCTGAAGCTCCGGATCTGAAAAAAGGATATCGCATCATTCTGGATGGCGAAGTTTTCACCCTTTCTCGGTCTCCCATCAAGATTGACAGGGGGCTGATCTGGGAGGTTGAGGCCCCGCCAGATGCTTAAGGTCAAGTTGGCCCTAAAGGGTGAGCTTAAAGATACCATTGAGCGGGACATTTCCAACGGTGCAAAAGCGGTCACACTCGGGGTAGAGGAAACCGGCGAAACACTGAAAAAAAGGCTGGCAGGGATGACCAGTCGCGCCAATCTTGGCAAGGGCATGGCCAAAAGCTGGAAGACGCGGCGCTATCCAAAAAAGGGCAACAGCTTAGGTGCGGCTGTGGTCATCTATTCCGATGCGGAAAGGGTGATCAGGGCCTTTGATGAAGGCGCGGTAATCAAGCCAAAGGGAAGGCGACTACTGGCCATCCCTACAGAAAATGCACCAAAACGAGGGGTAGGCAGGAAAAGAATTTCACCCGCTACTTTCCCGGAAGCGCGATATGGCGAGTTGAGGCTGGTAAAGCCAAAAAACGGCCCGTTGTTGCTAGTGGTTGATGGAGTGCGGATCCTTAAATCCGGGCGCGTTGGTAAGCGCCTTAAAAATGACGGCAGAACCAAAACCGGGAAATACAGAAAAGGGGTCACCACAGTGGTGATGTTCATTCTGGTTCCCCAGGCGAAACTGAAAAAACGGCTAAATGTGTCGCGGCCTTCAAGGGTGGCGTATTCCCGATTGATGCCGACAATCTTGAAACACTGGAACAGACTGGATCCCGTATGAGCAAACGAGAGGATGCACTAAACGCACTTCACACGCTTCTGAATACAGCACTTCTGGAAATCGATGTCACCCGTAACGAAACGGAAGAGAAACCGGTCTCGAAAGACGGATATGCCACTTTGCAAGACGGGGAAGCAGAAGAGCCGGAAACCCTGTTATCACCGCCTCGCTATGAGCATGAACAGGTGGCGGGGTTGATCGTGATTGTTCAGGGCAAAACATCGGCTGATCGTGATGCGCAAATGGATCAAATCCTGGAAAAGGTATCAAATGCCATTTTAGCGGACCGTACTCTTGGGGGGCTTGTCGATTTTTGCGAAATGTCCCCTCCCAATTTTGACGATGAAGTGGTCGATGGCGGCCTTGATCAGAAGGGTGCACTGGTCCGAATTAATCTTAGTTACATTTCAGACAGCCCGCTGGGCTAACTCAAGGAGTAAAAAATGACAAACGCGCGCGGTGCATTCGCAGTGATGAATGCTGCCTTTGAAGATAACTATGCCTCTGGCTTCCCGGCAAATGCACACCAAATGCAATTTAAATCTTCTTCATTGGTTCAGTCGAAAAACATGGGGGAAGATCAGCTTCTGGGGCTCGGTCGTAACTCGTCTGATCCCTATTATGAGGCAGAGCGGTCGCAGGGTGATATCCAGATCCCGATTGATGTTCGGGCCATGGGCTTTTGGTTGAAAGGCCTGTTTGGTAATCCAGAAACGACAGGGGCAGGGCCAGGGCCTTATACTCACACCTTCAAATCAGGCGCAGCACTCCCATCAATGGCTATAGAAGTCGGCCACCCTGAACTCACACCACCGAAATTTCGGAAGTTTATCGGCATAAAACTGGGCGGTCTCAATTTTGAATTGCAAGGATCCGGACCGCAAAACGGTACGATCAACGCTATCGCTCAGAAACGCTTGGCGCTAGCGGCGGCCCCCGCCGATGCTGACCCCTCTACTTTTGATTTGATCCGCTTTAATAAGGGGGGCGGTACTATCGAAGTGGGCGGTGTGGAAGTGGCTGCAATTGCTGGTGGTACCTTTAATTTCACCAATAATCTGGAAGGGGTCGAAAAACCGAACGGTGAAATCTCCTCGGTGGATGAAGGTATTGCAGCCGCAAACGGGTCAATCACAGCTCGCCTAACCGAAGATGCGACATTGGATACTCTGGTGGATAATGAAACGCCCACATCATTTGCTTTTAAAATGAGCATCCCAAACACAACGCACAGCCTGATCTTTGACTGCCCGCGCGCGTTCTTCACAACGCAAGGAAGTCCAATCGAGGGTCCAGGTGGTATCCAGGCCACATTTGATTGGCAGGCCGCTTTTGACAGTGGTGATGGATACACAGTGCGCGCAACTCTGGTCAATGATGTGGATAGCTATGCTTAAACTGAAGGTTCCAAAAGGGCCGGAAACCTGGCCCATTATTGATGGGGTGTCGTTTACTATGCAGCCGGTTACCCCTGGGCTACTTGAACAGGTTAAGGCGGAACTTAATTTGTTGTCGCGACGGGCGTTAGCTGGAGAGCCGGTTATTGAGGGAATTGACGTGGACGCGTTGTCCATTCCTTCCCCGGAAGATGAAGAGGGGGCTGAGCAGTTGCGGCAACTCTTTTTCTTCATCTTGCTCGCTCAGGTCGGCGTGACCAAATGGGAAGGCATTGGCGACGAGAAGGGCGAACCACTTCCTTGCAACAGGAAAAATATTGCGATCCTGATGCTCTCTCACGCTGCCGTCTATGGAGCGTTTCAGCAGCGTTATTTAAGAACCTGGGGGGAGCTTCAGGCGGAGGGAAACGCATAGAGGCTCTTGCGAAATGGGAATTTGGCAAGGGCCGGGACTATTGTGAAGACTGCAAAAATTTCGGTGCGGCCTGCGCAAAAGGAAAGCGCGGGCGAGACGGTACTTTATGTCCGACCATCGAAAACAAACTCACCACAGAACAGGGATATCAGATCTGGGCGATTGTGACCCGGTTTTCAAGCCAGCTTCGTGTTGCTGGTATGGGCGCGATCATCGGTCTGGAATTACCGTTTCTTCTGGATATGGCGATCGCTGACGGGGTTGAACGTGAAATTGCACTGCATCTGCTTCCCCATGCGGAAGCGGGCGTCGTGGCGGCTTTAAACGAGAAGGATTAACGAATGAGTAGAGGAAGAAATCTTCCCATTCGACTGTCTGTAGAAGATGCAGAAAAAGCGGTTTCAGCCCTTCGGAAGTTTGGCGTCGAGGGGGAGCGTGCGCTTGATAAGATTGTAAAAAAGGGCGCTAACAAGCCAGGCAAAGGCTTAATGGCTGTTGATGCGGGCGTGAAGGAGGTCAAGGGCAACCTCACCCAGCTTGCTGGTACTGCCGGGGTTGCGGGCGCAGCTCTCACAGCTCTTGGGCCTGCAGGTATTGCTGCAGCTGCAGCGCTCGCTGTGGTTTCCCTTGGTGCAGGGAAGCTTTTCCAGGCTTCAGAACAAGCTGTGAATGCGCTTTCAGAAATCAAGGCGGAGGCGGAACGGGCTGGTACCGGCGCGGAAGCTTTTCAGGAGCTTTCATTCGCTGCCAATCAGAGTGCTATTTCTCAGGATGCACTGGCTGATGGTCTAAAAGAACTTAGTTTACGTGCCGATGAGTTCGTTCAAACATCAAAGGGATCGGCTGCAGAGGCTTTCGAAAGGCTTGGTTATTCGACGGCAGAGTTGGCAGAGGGCCTGAAGCAGTCCGATAAATTGTTTGAAGATGTGATCCAGCGTATGGAGGGGCTGGATAAGGCAGCGCAAATTCGCATTGCGGATGAGATTTTCGGCGGAACAGCGGGCGAACAGTTTGTGCGCTTCCTTGAAAAAGGCGCGGATGAAATCCGTCGCATGCGTCAGGAGGCCCGCGATATGGGTCTGGTCATCGATGAGCATTTAATCCGGAATGCTGACGAAAGCCGCAAGAAAATGGAGCTGATGTCTAAAGTCGTTTCCACGCAAATGAATACGGCTCTTGCCAATCTGGCCCCGATTATCGTGACGGCAGCGGAAGCCTTTGCGGAACTGGCGAAATGGATCGGGAAGGCCGTTGATGGCTTTGTGGTGCTTGAGAATAAAAGCACACAAGGGGTGGTGAACGAGATCGCGGCAATTCAGAAGCAGCTGAATAATGTAAATCAGAAAATTGGTCTGGAGCGGTCCGGCTTTAATGTCCACAAAGATGTTGAAATCAGAAATCTGGAACTGGAGCGCAACCAAATTCTTGAACGGTTGGCCGCAGCGAAGAAAGAACTGGAACGACGGCAGGCGCTTAAAGACGCTAACAGCCCATCTGGAACTGGCGGCAGCGGTGTAAATGTTCCAACGCTGGACAAAGTGCAAACCGTGTTGAAGGACCTGGACAACAAGATCCTGTCTTTCCAGAAATCCCGGGAAGAGTTTGAAATCCTGTCAGCCATCGACAAGGCGGGCGTTAAGCCTGGATCAGATGATGCAATCGCCATTACCGCGAAAGTTCAACAGATACAGCAGCTGCGCACTGAACAGGAAAATCTGAACAACCTGAACAAGGCCCAGATTGAGCTGGAAAAAGAGGTTGCGGAAACGATTGCGCAGTCTGTGCAGGCGGTAGAGCGGCGCAATAAATCGCTTGCTGATCTGATCGCTAGTGAAGAATTCCGCATGGAGATCAGCCGGGCGCAGGCTGCAGGCGACAAAGAGCGGGTTGCCATCCTGCAGACCCTCGCACAAGCTCAGGCACGTGTCGGCGAGCTGACCAAAGAGGAGGCTGCCGCGCTTGAGGATGTGGTGCGTCAGCGTGTTCGGCTGGATGATGCGATCGAGAAGACTCGCGAAAAAACAGAACAGGCAAAAGCGATCGCCAAGGAGCTTGGGGATTCTTTTGGGTCCGCATTCGAAGATGCCATTGTCGGGGCTAAAAGCTTTGGGGATGCCATGAAGGGGCTTCTGGAGGATGTTTCCAGAATGTTGATCCGGCAGACGATTACGCAGCCCGTCGGAAACTTCTTTACCAGTAGCTTGAAGTCCATCATCCCGTTCGAAAATGGCGGGATCATGACTTCAGCAGGCCCTGTTCCTCTTCGCGCTTACAACCGCGGCGGAATAGCGAACAGCCCGCAACTGGCGTTGTTTGGCGAGGGGTCGGTCCCGGAAGCCTATGTCCCGGTACCATCAGGTCGCATTCCTGTTGAAATCAGGGGTCTAGGCGGTGGAGGCGGGAACACCTTTCAGGTCATCCAGCATAATAATTTCAATGGGAATGGCACAGGAGGTCAGGATGGTGGGCAGGAAGCTTTTGCCGAACAGATGGCCAAGGCGGCGGAAGACTCCATGAGGCGCATCGCCCGGGAAGAAATTCGTTATTCGCAAAAATTGGGTGGAAGCGCAAACCCAATCAACAGGATGATTTAATGCCAGAGCTTTTTAATCCACCCAAGGATCCGAGTGTTGGCAGCAAGCCAGCCGTTAAATTCCGCGTCCGAAAAATCTCCTATGGTGACGGCTATACGGAAAAAGCCCCGCACGGCTTGAACAGCAAAACGGAAATGCTGACAGTGGTCTGGCAATCTTTGACTGCGGCTGAAAAGGATCAGATTACTGATTTCTTTGATGAGCGGCGGGGGGCGGAAGCCTTCCGCTATACCTTCCCCGGTCAAGCGACAGAGAAGCTGTGGACCTGCGAAGAATATGAGCCTGTCGAAAAGCCGGGTGGAAAATTCATGGTTACAGCCAAATTTGACCGGGATTATCAGCCATGAGCGACAAGGTTATTGCGACCGCCCAGCAGCTGGATCAGCCCGCCCGGATAGAGTTGTTCGAGATTGATTTATTGCCGCTTGGCAGCAATGAAATCTTGCGCTTTACCAGTGCCTTTGATGGCGGCAGCCCTGTTTCATTTGGTGGGAATGTGTATGAGCCGCGACCGGTGGAGGTGACGGGGATTGATTTGACAACAGATGGCCCGATGCCCACGCCCACCCTAACTATGAGCAATGCGGGCGGTGTGGCTACGCAGATCCTGCTGGAACATGATGACCTGGTGGGGGCCATCCTGAAACGCATCGTTACCTATGAAGAATTTCTGGATGATGGTGCGGATCCGGACAGCGCCGCAATTTTTGAGCCCGATTATTTTGAAATCGATCGCAAGGTCCGTGAAGATCATGAAATGGCGCAGCTGGAACTGAGCAGTGTCATCGATCAGGAAAGTTTATATCTGCCGGGTCGCCAGGTCCTGCAAGGAGTCTGCAGCTTGATTTATCGCCGATACGATGCGGATCTGGATGAGTTTATTTATCAAGGTGATGAGACGGCCTGCCCGTATACAGGCACAGAATATTTTGATGGCAATAATCAGCCTTGCGCAAAAAGTGAGGATTATTGCAACAAGCAGATTACGGCCTGTCAGGCAAGGTTTGGCGATAACACGCTGCCCTTTTCGGGCTTTCCTGGTGCAGCCAAGGTAAGGAGAAGAAACTAGTGGTTGAGACTTCCACAAAAGCTATCCGCGATGCAATGGATCATGCGATCGCCTGTTATCCAGAGGAAAGCTGCGGTTATCTTTTCCCCGATCGTTATGAACCGGTAAAGAACCGGGCAAAGGACCCAAAGACCGGTTTTAAAATCGGCGCACGGGATGCCGCGCGGTTTGGTGATACAGCCATTGCCTTGATCCATTCCCACCCGGATGGGCCTGCCTGTCCTTCGGCGGAAGACATGAGACGGCAACCGGATACAGGAATACCAGGCGGGATTGTCCTGACGGATGGAAAGGGGGCGCAAGCCCCCTTTTTCTTTGGGGATCAAGCGCCGGTGCCAGATTTGCGCGATCGGCCTTTTCGTCATGGCGTGACAGATTGCTATGCGGCAATTCGGGACTGGTACCGGATTAACCAGCAGATCCTGCTGAAGGACTTTCCGCGCGATTGGGAATGGTGGACTGAAACTGATGAGGATCTTTACGAAACCGGTTTTAAGGACGCGGGTTTTTATCAGATCGATGCGAGTGTTGCGCAGCCAGGGGATGTCTTCCTGGCGCGCATCGGTAAAACCAAATGCATCAACCATGGCGGCGTTCTGATCAATGGTCAGGGCATCATTTACCATCATCTTTCGACGCGTGTTCCATATGACGCGTCCAGTAAGCCTTTGTTTGGCCCTGTAGGCCGTTATCACCAATATATTGAAAAGTGGGTCCGATATGGCGGTTAGAACTATCCATCTTCATGGCTGGATCGGTGAGCATTCCGGCCCGCAATTTCAGATGGATGTGGCCAGCCCGAAAGAGGCTGTGGTTGCCCTGTGCACTCAAATCCCGGGCATGATCAGGCATTTGCGGTTAAAGGACTGGCAGGTTTTTATTGGCGATCCTGAAACCGGCAGGGATCTTGATGAAAGCGAGCTGATGTTTCTGGGGGGATCGCGGGATATCCATTTTGTTCCCGTTGCGGCAGGCGGTAAAAAGAAGGGTGGCATCGGTAAGATTATTGCGGGTGTCGCCCTTGTTGCCTTTTCCATCTGGGGTGCAGGTCTTGCGAGCCCATTGGGCGGCGTGATGGGGTTTGATGCGACAATCCTGGGCACTAGCATCACTTTGGCGGATGTTGCGCTTTTTGGTGTCTCTATGGCGCTGTCTGGACTGTCTTCTCTCTTGTCCCCGACCCCGGAATTTGCCGGGCCCGCAAAGCCGGCTGATGAAAATCGGTCTGCGCTGTTTCGCGGGCCAACCAACACGGCAGAGCAGGGCGGACCGATCGCACTGCCCTTTGGGCGCGGTGTGGAGGTAGGGTCCACAGTGATTTCTGCGGGTATCTGGACGGAACAGGTTGAAGCTCCCGCCGAACAGTCTGCAGGGAATTCAAATGCGCCTGCAGGGTCCGGCGGATCTGGCGGTGCTGATCAAGATGGAAACTTTCAACCTGATCCAGATGCAGGCAATGCGGACGATGGTCCAGGCGAGGGCGATGGCGGTGGAGTGGGTGATCCGGATGGTGATGGTAATCCCGGCGGCGCAAAGGGCGGTGGAAAGTCCGGCGGTGGATCTTCGCGCGTTGCGAAAGAAGCACCGAATACCCTCCGGTCAAAAGCAACGGCCCGGGTCCTGGATTTAATTGGCGAGGGTGAAATCGGCGGCCTGGTGGATGGTCCGAAATCCATCCGGTTGGACGGCACCCCGCTGATGAGCGAGAGCGGCCAATATAACTTCAGCGGCGTGAAATGGGATAGCCGTCTGGGCACCCCTGATCAGGAACCGATCAGCGGTTTTGCTGCGGTCGAATCTGAAACCGATGTGTCACACCAGGTAAAAAAGGATATTCCGGGCGTCATTACAATCACCGATCCGCTGGTGGATGCGGTGCGGGTTACCCTCCTTCTTCCGGCACTCAATAAGTCCAATCCCAAGAACGGCGATATGGAAGAGCATGAAGTTTCCATTGCTTGGGAAATCCAGCATTCCGGCGGCGATTGGCAGCGTGTGATCACGGATGATATTGGCCCGGATAAATGTGTCGCGGAATATGAACGCTCCTATCGCATTAACCTGCCGGCAGGTGGTGCGCCTTGGGATATCAGAATGGTTCGTCTTTCTGACGATACAGAAGAAAGCGTTTACAGGGATGATACCTGGTTCAGCCGTTATACCACCATTCGCGATGTCAAGCTGTCCTACCCTTTTTGCGCGCTGATGGGATGGGAAGTGGATGCGGAACAGTTTGGCGATCAGATCCCTGAACGGACCTATATTATTAACGGCATCAAATGCCGCATCCCGTCCAATTATGACCCGGAAACCCGCACCTATGAAACAGCGGTTTGGGATGGGACCTTTGCGCCGGAAACCCAGCGATATGCAACGGATAATCCGGGCCTGATCGTGATGGAATTGCTGACCAATAAACGCTTTGGTCTGGGCAAAGTTCTCAAGGATTTCGGGCTTTCGAAATGGGATCTGTATGAGGTTGCCCGCTATAGTGATCAGTTTATTCCCGACGGATATGGCGGCACACGTCCGCGTTTCACGTTCAATGGCATTCTGAATACACGGGAGCAGGCCATGCGCGTGATCGCTTTTGTGATTTCAGTCGCGCGGTGCCTGCCTTATTTTGCGGGTGGCCAGATGCGATTTTCCCAGGATCGCCCGACTGATCCGGTCATGTTGGTGACCAACGCCAATGTTGAAAATGGCGAATTTATCTATTCATCAACGTCCAAGAAATCCCGCCACACCGCAGCGCATGTGACCTGGACGGATCCGGAAGACGGATTTAAACCCACCGCAATCGAGGTGGTGGAGGATATCGAAGCCATTCACCGGTATGGCCGGAAGGTCAAGGAAGTTATGGGCTGGGGAATTAATAACCGTTCTCAGGCGCATATGTTGGGAAAATGGATTGCTGACACTGACAGCAATCAAAAAGCCTTGATTGAGTATGTTTCGGGCCATGACCATGGCAATGTGATGCCGGGTGATGTGATTGAGGTGTTTGACCAGAAGCGTATCGGTCACCGTTTTGGCGGGCGGATCGTTTCTGCAACCGCCAACACTGTGACCCTGGATGCCCCTGTCGAGCTGCAGGAAGGGGAGTTCTATTCCATCAATGTAGTGATGAGCGATCAGGAGCTGGTGACCCGGGCTATTGCCGATGGTCCCGGCACATACACCACCTTAAATGTGGCTGAAGCTTTTCAGGGCATCCCGGAAAGTCCGCATATCTGGACCATTTCGGTTGGCTCTCTGGCTCCTAGCCTTTGGAAGGTGCTGGGGCGCAAGCAGCAATCGGATGGCAAGTTTCAAATTATGGGGGTGGAATATGATCCCCACAAATTTGCCCGGGTGGAGCAAGGTGTTCATTTTGAAGATGATAACGTCTCGCTTTACACGCAAGGGGAGATCCAGGCCCCCACAGATCCGGGCTTTGCGGAATATATCTATTCAGCCCAGGTATCCGGTTATAAATCGGCGGTGGTGCTTTCCTGGAAGTTGGCCAAAGACACGCGCGTGATCCGTTATGAGGTGATGGCAAACGCGGGTGCGGGCTGGTTCCCGGTCGAACAGACTGAGAAAATGAGCGTTGAGATCCGCGATACGGATGACGGGGAATGGAAGTTCCGGATCCGATCATTGACCGCGCTCGGTCAGCGGTCAGAGTGGCTGAATTTAACGGCCAACCTGAGCGCCATGGCCACCCCGCCAAAGGATGTTGAAAACTTCACGGGCAGTGTGCAGGGCGATACGATTTATCTCTCCTGGGACAAGGTGCCGTCGCCGCATTTGTCGCATTACGTGATCCGGTTTATCTATGACGGTGCGCCGATTAAATGGTCGTCTGGTAATTTGCTGGATGGGGCAATCCCGAAAGATCAGACCAATATCGCCCTGCCTGCGCTTGCAGGCACCTATATGATCAAGGCGGTATCAACGCGGGATGTTGAAAGTGATGATTTCACGCAGATTTTCACCAATGTGCCGACGCTTCTCAATCTGAATGTTGTGCATGAAGTGACGGAAGGGCCACTTTGGTCCGGGGTTAAAACCAACCTTTCCGTTCAGGATGGCCAGCTGTTCCTTGCGGCCACAGACACCCTCGCGGATTGGGCGTCTCTCGCTGATGTTGATAGCCTTTATGAAGGGGCTTCAGGATCTGTGAACACAGAAGGCAGTTATGCTGGATCTGAGATCGTTGACCTTGGTCAGCCCGGGGCGGTGCGTGTTTCAACAGAACTTGAAATCAGCGGTGTCGTGCTGGGCGGGGGCGGTGATACCGAAAGTGTTGAATATCTCGCTTATTTTGAGATAGCGAAAACAGATGATGATCCAAATGCGGCACCGACCTGGTCAGACTGGGAGGCCATTGTGGCGGGCGATTACTTTGCCCGTGGCTTCAAAACACGTCTGATGCTCAAGGCCCTGGATGTCAATACCCGTCCGGTGGTTGAACAGGCAAAGGTGATTTTTGATGTTCCGGACCGCGTGGAAAAAGCACAAGGGGCTGAATGCCCGGCCGCCGTTCATGCCATCAATTACAGCGTCCCTTTTAAGGAAATACCGGTCCTGACAATTACGGCAGTGAACCTGGAAAGTGGTGATCGACTGGTAATGGATGGTGAAACCAAAACAGGTTTTAGCCTGCACTTTGAAAATAGTAGCGGTGTGAGTGTCGCCCGCATTTTTAACTGGACTGCCCAGGGTTACGGGTATGGAGGGTAATTTATGAGCCAAAAAACACTTGGCGTCATTGATGCTGTAGGAACAACCGGCGCAGCCTTGGCTGCCTTGTTGAGCGAATGGGGCGCAGCACTGGAAAGCACACATAAAGGCCCGGCAGAGCCCGCCTATAAAAAGGCTGGACTGTTCTGGCTGGATGATACAGCGGATCCGGTCTGGATCCTGAAATTCTATAGCGGCACGGGTTGGCTTTCTGTTCTGTCGATCGACAAAGGGGCGGGTACTGTTAGCCTCACTGGATCTGCTGCAAAATTGGGGGGATTGACGAGTGGTCAGCTCTTGCGATCAGATGACGATACCTTCTTGCAGGCTGCACTGGAAGCGCGCTTCGGGATCCATGGTGGTTTCGGCGCGGGTGGAAATGCCGGATCCGGAACAGATTGGGGGGCGTCCGTCTGGTCTCTTGGTAAGGCATATGACGGAACTGGATTTGGATCCAGCTTTGATCCCGGTGCGCAATATTATGGCGCAGCCTGGTTGCGTGCAGATCATGCGGCCGCGATCGATGGTATCGGGGAGGGATTATATATCTACCGCAACGGGACCGTTGTGGCGGCTTTTGGCGCTCAGGGCACGCATCTACCGTTGCTTAATCTGGATCAGTCTTTTGAGAAAATCGGCACGGTCCAGGTGGCGGCAGGATCAGCCGTTAATATGACCTTTGATCCCGCCCTTTACACAAAAGTCAAAATCGTAGGTCGAGGATTGCGACCGGCGAATGATAGCTCTCGCCTTAGCGCCCGGTTCGGTCGGGCAGGCGGGTATGTCATTGCGGGCGCGGGAAGCTATGGCACATCCCCTACAACACCGCTCGGCTACATGGAAATAACCTATCTTGATATCAAGGACACGGGTCCAGGGTTGTCCTTCGATATGAATTTCTTTGGCTTGAATTCTGTTCCGACAGCTGAAGGATATGCTTCATATGTCCGGACAGATAACAGCATGGCAGCCCTTGGCGGGTTTAATAACATCCTGCGCGCCGACGTGGCGGACGGGCATCTTTGGGACACCGTGCAGCTCTACTTTTCTGCAGCGGATTTTCAGGCGGCAGGTGACATCACAGCATATGGTTTGAGGTTATAGAATGGCTGATAAAATTCAGGTGGCAGATTTCAAGAAAAAAACTGTTATCTCCCGGAATATGACTGCAGAAGAAAGCGCGCAGCGCGCCGCTGATGTACTGGCGGCGGAGGCAGAAATACTGCCCGGCAAAATATCCGCGATCAAGGGGGAGGCAAGTCGCCGCATCTTGGAAATGTATCCTGCCTGGAAGCAGGCGAACATGAACGCAGAAGCAACATCCCTGCACGAAATCGATTTGTCCGGTGGCGAGCTTACCCCTGCCCAAGAGCAAAGGCGGACAGAGTTGAAGAATGCCTGGTCGGTGATCGCGGCAATACGCACTCGATCTAATGAGCTGGAGGTTTCATTGGGCGAAATGGAGCTTGTTGATATTGCGGGTTTTAATCCGTCAGATCCGGCTCATTGGGCTTGATCAGTAAATAGTAGCGTTTTTGTTGCCGCCTTCAGGGCGGTTTTTTTGTGCCTGATGGAGGGGAATTTGCCGGGAAAATTTGACGGTGCGCTTGGAAGTTCAGCAGCTGCTACAGGGCTGTTGGTGTGGCTTGATTATTTGGAACTCTATGGCGGTGCAGCAATGACAATCGGAGGGGTAGCGTTGCTGGGAATTCGAATTGCTCTCGGCATTAGAGAGTGGAGAAAGGGAAAAGAGAAGTAGCCATGCTGTATGCGCATTATTCAGAATGCCCGGATGTGATTTCCGGGTATTGGAAAGAGCGGTGGCCAAACTTCTCCCCGATTGAGGTGTCCTGCCGGTGTTGCGGCGAGTATTACCATGATCCGGTCTCCATGGATTTTCTGCAGCGGACCAGAACCCTCCTTGGGCAACCAGCAAAAGTAAATTGCGGACATCGTTGCAAGATCCATAACGCAAGAGTTGGGGGCGCGCCCCTCTCCGAGCATAAGAAAATGGCCTTTGATTTAAGTTTACGCGGCCAAGACCGGCAGCGGGTATTCGAATGCGCCCGTGAAGCAGGGTTCACCACCTTTGGATTTTACAGAACATTTATTCACGTTGATCGGCGACCAGGTCGCCGATGGTACGGCAAGGGAGCGCAAAAGCTATGGAATGGTTAGTTGATTTGCTGGGGGTCGGTGCCTCTGCAGCCAGCGGCGGTATATTCGGATTTCTGGGTGGTATCGGCAGCACGATCGCAAAGTATTTTCAAGAAAATCAGCGCCAAAACTGGAAGCGCGAAGAATGGAAATATGAGCTTGAACTCCTCAAAATGCAAAGAGAGGAGGCAGAACTGGAACGAGAACACGATCTTGCTATTGTGGCCCAGGAAGGCAGCTTTACCGCACTAAACACATCCCTTGCATCCGAAGGCAGAATGACCGCTTCACCATGGGCGAACAACGTCCGGACGCTGTTCAGACCGTTTCTGACCCTTATTCTGTGCTCAATATCAGCACTGGTGTTTTACGAAATCATGATCGCCATACAGGAAGGGCAGGGAATGTTTGCCTCTCTTTTTACCAATGAAGAGATGCGAGATCTGATCCGCTATATGGTCTACACGATCTTTTTTGCCGCATCCACAGCAGCCCTCTGGTGGTTCGCTGAACGATCCTTTGCTCCACCTGGTTTAAAGAACAGGTAA